AGGGCTTGCCATAGAGGCCAAAGACCAAGGCATCAATAAAAGAACTTTTGCCCGCCCCATTGGAACCGACAATCAGTGTTGTTTTGTGCCTTGTGAAATCCAGCTCAAGAAAGTCATTTCCTACCGAGAGGAAGTTTTTGTATCGGAGTTTCTTGAAATATAGGCTCATTGATTATCTATCTTCTCCCATAGGAAGCAACCGAATTGTTTGTGGGTTTCTAAGTAGCCCATTCCAAGTTCAGAAACTTTGATAATCGCTCTCTCATTTGAGATATTATTAAGATCTTCAGAAAAATCAATCCTGTCACACATACCATAATCGGGATTATCCTTTAAGTTATCCCAATGTTTGCATGTTTTGCAAATCATAATTCACCTAACACCAGAATTATTGCTACAATCACATAATAGAAAACGAACCCCATTAAAATCCATTCGGGGGGAATCATATGCGCAACACCTCCGCTTCGTCATACAACTGTTTGAGAAGAGTTTCAAGCTCCTGGATATCGACGTTGGCATGGACGTGATTCTGGACGTACTTGTGTAGGATTTCGATTGTCGATTGGGCTTGCTCGATGATTACATCATCCGGCTCCAGGTCCATATGGAAATGGTCCTCAACAACCTGTAGGTCACTCACGCCAATTGCATTTAGCTTGTCAATGAATTGATCGAATAGAAATTCATTTGTCTTGTCCCGTACAATGACTTTCACAAAACCATTTTGCAGATGGGGCTTTTGTTCGATCTCTTCCAGCAATTTCTGAAATGGTTTCTCGGTGTCATTATAGACAAACTTATAGAATAGCCGATAGGGGTTCTCAATGAACTCCAATTCCCCGGTATCGAGATCGAGGATATGGAACCCCTTGGAATCCTCATAATCCACCCAGGTCATCTCATATGGCGCACCCAGGTAGTGAAGATTATTGAAGCTTGATTTGTGGTGGAAGTGACCAGTCAGGACCATATCAAACTTGCTGTAGTCGGCCAGATCGTCGCCCTCATGGCAATACTGGCCCTTTGACATCTGGTGCCCCCTCATCTCCAGATGGCCGAAGCAATAGCGCGTGTGGGCCTCCTGAATGAGTTTGGTGGCGGCTTCACGGGTCTGTTCGCATATCCAGGGGATAACGGTAATGTCTCCCCAGCACTTATCAATGACCTGGGGCTCGGTATAGACATGACAATCAAAACGATTGTTGTAATGATCCGTCGTATATTCTTTCAGCAATTCATCCAGGGCATTCGGAGAAATCTTATTCTTGTAATACTGGTCATGATTTCCCATTACGAAATGGGCATTGCATTTGCGTAGCAAGGGATCTAGGAAAACATTTTTCATTGTTTCCAGGGTATTGAAATTGACGAATTTCCGCCTGTCAACCAGATCCCCCAGGTGCCAAACTGTGTGTATTTTGCGCTTTTCTATTTCAGGGAAAAAGATATTGGAATAGAAACGCTCGAAATGATCCAACAGAACTTGCCGGTCGCCCCTGGCGCCGAAATGTGAATCGGTTATGATGGCGATCTTATTCATCAGTTTTTGTGATCTCTTCGATGGGATCTATTTTATATTTCACGATTACCTCATTTATTAAATTAGGAGCCGCCTCTGAGAGTCGAACTCAACGAACACCCTATCTTCCCCGAAGACCCATCTGATTTAAGCTAGCATCATCAGTCTGTTTTTACTTATCGAGTGTAGTGTTCCAGGCGGCAAGGACTTCATAGAATGGCAATCTTATTCATACTAGACTTCTCAAAATTTTGCCAATGATACCTACTGTGCCCAATATTAACCCCACCTTAAATCCAAGTTCCGATATGTCAAGGGGCCGGTCAGAAACGAACTGATAGCCAATTGCCAGCGCCGTCGCAATCAGAAGCCCGAACATAAAAAACAAAACCGTACTAAAGAGACTCTGTAAGTCCATTTCTTTTCACTTTCTTTTTTCATACCGTCGCATTGCATCAAATTGTTCATACTTCTTGAGTGCATCGCCAATTATCCTATGAGTGTATTCCAGTGACATATATCGATTATGCCGGAAATTGGAGTTCTGTTTTTGGTCCAGCATTTCCTGAATCCAATTACGAATCATGATTGGAACAATACTTTCTTTTGTGCTCATTTATCATCGTCCTTAACAAATTTCTCAATGCCGCGCTCACGTCTTTTCTTTTCTTCTTTCCGATTTTTGAGGTTTTCCTCATAGTCGGTAATGACCTGATCAGTGACTTCATCAGTTAGTGTCGGCGGCTGATAATAGCCCATACCGATATTAATTAGCTCTTCCTCGGCCATGCATTTTCGATAGTTCTTGAATTTCAAATAATTCTGACGTTTCTCTCGGTCTATTCGTCTAATGAAAGCAAACCATGAAATACGGCTGAAATACCCAAAAGGATTATCGTATTTGTCTGGATTAAAATTATCGACTGCCGCCAATGAATTCTCAATGGCATCGGAAATCATTTCATCTTTGTAGCTGTAATTACTAAAGTTCCCTCGACTAGCTAGTTTTTGTGTGATGAGGAGGATTGCCTTACCAACATATTCGGGTACTGGAACAAAATCTGTTGCGCCGCGCTTCTCCTCCTGATAATCAACAAGGGCCTGATACAGCTCCTTGTTGTTAATGTAATGTTGCTTTTTAGTCATCATCCCCCGAAAGTTATCCACAGGTTATTCACAAATGTTAATTGCTTTTACTTGACACGGCTTTTGAGATTCTGGTATAATGAATCTGATACTTTTTAAGTACAACTAGATATTACTTAATTGAATCTCTAATTAGTTTACTAGCAAGCGGCGCCAGCCGTGTAGCTATATCGCGCCAGCGATACCTAGTAATTATTGGTTCTTGGAGATTCCAATTTCCAGTAGCTACGCAACTGGAAAACGCTTCGCGCTTATCTTTATTGAGTATTAATTCCTTTAGGATTCAAGAATTAATTAGTTTCTTCAATTTTATCAGCTAAGGATTTAAGGATAGTTGCGTCTAGTGAATTGTCGTGTTTGAAGAGGTAATTGCTTCTAGAGTTTCTTCATCAAGATCATCTTCATCAAGTTCAATAAAGTCTTCATCAAATGGATCTTCAATTTCCTCTGGAGAAGAATCTTGTTTCAATTGACATTGCATATAATTAGTTAAATGGTCGGTCGCAGCCTTGATTTTCGATTCCTTTTCGTTGTTTCCAAATAACACTGCGAATTCGAGGGATGCTTTATAGTAATTGATCATTTCTCCCTCAACCTTACTCAATGACATTACATGCGCCTTATTTATTTCAATCTTGACTCCCATGATGTTAAAGGGGCTGTATTCCTGCAAAATGATTGCGGTGATGCCGGTATCGCCATCCACGACGTTGTTGATTTCTAGGGGGTTGACAAGCAAGTATCTATCTTGATCCGAGGATGCCTCGCTCTCGCTGATAATCTCATCCCCATTAATGAGTCTGATATGGAAAAGTTTCATAGCTTTACCCTAAACAGTTGGTAATTGAACTTCTGTGCTAAATATATTTTGACCCTCTCGGAATAATGTTTCAGCGTATGATTGATACGGCTCTTGTATTGCAAATCATCGGAGATATCGAAAAATGTGCAAACGCTCTTTTCTTCAGTTTTTCTCAGACCTCTACCTATCGACTGCAGCAATAGGATCTGAGATTTTGTCGGACTGGCTGCGATTATGTTATGAATATTTGGGATGTTTACTCCGGTGGAGAAAACACCAGTGCTCGCCACAACAATAGAATCCTTGTGCTTATTGACGATTTGCCTTACCGCCTCCCTCTCCGATCCCTTGACCTGACCCGATACATAATAGACCGGGACTTTGGCCTTGGCTTTTAGGTATTTATATAGCATCTCCCCATGCTCCAGCCGCCGGAACATCAACATCGTATTGCCCTTGCGACTGAGCGCCAGATTGCAAAGGAATGCATTGCGCCGGGGGTGATTGAAGAGAAAGCTGATTTCCTCCTCATAGATCGCCCTACAATAGACCTTTTTTAATTCCAGGGGATAATCCAGGGTGATCGCCTTGATTTCTAGGGCGGCGAGTGTTCCCTGATCTTGAAGATCCTTTGTAGTGACAATTTGACGGTGTGATCCAAAGAGTCCCTGTAATACAAGCTTGTTGCAATAAGTGCCATCAAGAGAACCTGTAAAACCAAAACGCAGCTTGCAATTTTGAAGGCTCTCCATAATTCGGGTGAGTTCTTTGGCTTTGAATTTATGGCATTCGTCTCCGATCACTAGATCAAATTGGTCGAACCATTCTCGGGGCATGCGCGCAGCGGACTGCCATGTTGATACAATGATCGGCTTGTCCGATACCTTGTCTTTCCCGGCAGAGATGGTGTGCACATATTTATCGGAATCAAAACCATACTCGGCGAAATCCGAGAACATCTGCAAAAGTAGATTTAGGGAGTCAACAATGATCAGGGTCTTGGCGTTGTAGTATCGCAGGAGGGCATAGATCATCAGAGACTTGCCTGAGCCCGTCGGAGAGACGAACAGGGCGCGATTCTCCCGGACACAGTGGGCAAAGCTCTCGACCTGATAATCCCGCTTAGAGAAGCGCTCTGGCAGTCCTAGACCATCAAAAAAGTCATTGGCTTCCTGTAGGGAGTAGGCATTCGTCTCGTCTAGATCATCTTCATACACCATTTCATAGCCCCGCTCTTGGGCGAAGTTCTGAATTTCCGTTATCAGACCTTTGTATATTGTCTTGTTGCGCAGTTTGTACAGCCGGATCTTGCCGTCCCAAGTTTTATTCTTGTAACTCGGCATGAATTTATAGCCCGGAACAAAGAACGTGAAGTATTCACTAAGTTCCATGTCTATATGATCGGGGCAGTCTACTTTGACATATACTTCGTTCAGTGCTTGAATCTTAATTTTGTCCATGTGTCCACTTCATAAAGTCAACGGCGTTCTTGATTTGGAACCCGCGATTATTGAGGTTGCGCACAATGCTGTCAAGAAAATTTAATCGCTCCTCCAACATACCGACTTGCAAATTTAGCTGGATCATGTCAGGGTCGCCATCGAGATACATGGGTACATCGCCCTTGAGAATCTTGCCACCTGGGTATTTCCAGCCGCGTGCGCGCGTCTCGTCACATGGTCCCTGGGTGAGGAATTCGAACTTCTCTAGGCGCAATGTGGCTAGCTTGGCTTTTAATCCTTTCAGTTTCGCCCGCTCTTTGAAATATAGTTGAGTATATTTGGAATGCAATTGCGGAATTTTCAGGGATTCTACATCCAATTGTGTGGCATCAATTTTAGCATCCTTTTCCCACTCTGCAAACAACTCTTCATTTGTCATATGAACGATTCCGCCTTTTATTGTTAACTAATTTGTCATTTGATTTTTTCGATCTTCAGGTGATCAGGCATGATGATAATCGAATTATGAGTTGCACACTCGTATTTTTTAATTTTGTAATCGCCCTTGTTTTCTTTCATCAGTCTTTTGATTGTTTCAATTGCTTTATCGCATTCTTGTTCTTTCATGAATCTATCATTAACAAACACAAAAGTCGTATTCTTACAATCGCTCATATCATTAATGAGACAAAACTGTATGAGTATAGCCAGTCCAAAGAATGTCATTAGATTTTGTCCTTATATAAGCCATTCCTTATCAAACGCCGCGTTTTCTTCATCGGAATAGTATGTGAATTCCCTTGCGAATTTCCTGTCAATGATCTCTTTTTCTTCCGGTGTGATCCTCACCTGAGAATATTGCCCCTGATTTTTCCTTCTCGGGGACAACCCGAATTTCGGTAGAACGATGGTATTCAAATCCTCGGTTCGATAGATGGTGTCTAGGTCATCTGTGAACCAGAAATAGGGCGTCTTTTCCAGCGCCAGCAGAAACTCCAGAAACGTGTTACCATGCTCTTTGGTGTAGCTGACACCAAAACCAAATGGCGTACCGCGCTTGTGAAAGATTGAGTTAGCCCAGGCATAGGGATGGCGGACAAAGGCTATTTTTTCATAGCTGTTCCAGATATCGGGATCGAGCGCCGCCCTGACTTGCCATGCAGTGAAATGCAGACCATGAAAAATATTGGTCATGCTCCAAACAGGGTGATTGGATTTCGGCCAGGGATGCTCCCAATTATTGGATTTACATATCAGACTCGTATGAAATGAAGTGCAGCCCGTTCCTGGAACTGCAATATAGATAAGCTTTAAATCATGGGAAACAAACATAGTAATAATTAACACATCAAATAATAATTGTCAAGTTCCTTCACTTCCGGCGCGAACTACTTCAACATCAAATAAACCATAAAGAAAAGTTGCTGTACAAGTAGCATAGGTTACATCATCGCTGGTGTGTTGCATTGTCCAACCCGATAGAGTGGTGGGCCAGCAATCCTTGAAATTGAATTGGATATTGGGATTTTTTAGACTGGTCAAAAGGGTGAGTGAAATATCAGAATAGAGGCCCTCATGGGAAAGAACATCTTCGTCTTTTTGCACTAATTCTCGGTATTGCTCAAAGCTTTCGGGAAAACCCAGGCCGGTAATCCATGAGTGTAATTCTTGATACCCCTCCAAATTCTCATCCATTATAATTTCAACAGTGAATGGATTGTAGGCCATATGATCGCCAGCAAAAGGCAGGGTGACAAATTGGTTAGGTACATTCACGGGCGGTAAGGTGATACCTGGGACATCAGCCTTCTGCACAAAGAAAACAACGTGCGGTGCCCGCTGTAGGATCATCTGGAACCCAATAATTGAGAGGTAATTGAGATTCGGTGGCGTTCTTTCTATGGCAACCAAAAGGTTATCTCCTGTTTGTAATTAGGTAATGGCTATTGAGCTTAAATTTATCCATTCCCACTCGTTCATCATTTGCTAAGTCAAAAATCTTATAGCCATAATCCTTGAAAAACTGGAATAGATCCTCGAAATTCACGCAATCATGTGTTTCCAAAACGATATCCAGCTTATTGTTTTTCAGGGTTTCCTTGGCGCCCTGCCATGCAAAATTTTCGCCGCCCTCAATATCCATTTTGATCAGTCTCAGGTTATTGATGTTCCGCTCCTTGCAAAATGTATCGAGGGTTATACCAGGAACTTCAATGGAACGATTCGGATCATGTCCCCACTTTTTAGCTTCTGCAACGTATAATGATAGGCTGTTGCCGCCTTTGTTTCTGCCATCTCCCGCATGTTGAATGAATAGCTTGACCGGGCCGTCCACGTTACAGATACCTGCGTTTATGACCTCGACGTTATTGAGATCATTGGTGTTTTCTAGCAGCGTTTTATATGTTGCTGGGCATGCCTCAAATGAATAACACTTCTGAAATCTCTCGGCCATTCTCCAGGTATACATTCCAACATTGGCGCCGATATCAAATGCCACCATATCAGGACACTTCTCATATGCCTCTATGAATTTCTGTTCGTTTCTGCGTGCCATTTCATCTCCTATTTATGGTCTATTTCTTGTGGCGTTCTATGATCATATGGTAGGCGTGAGCGCGCATCATCAGAAAAATTATAAACCGTGCAATTGCGTTGCTTATTAGCCACATCCTCAAACCTCCTATAAATTCCTGTTAGATATTCAGGGTCATTTTGCCCATAGGTCATTGTCATCCTGTCAGGGTCTGACATTCCCGATTGAATATCTGTTCCGATGCCATAAAAATGTGTCTTGCCGTCCTTATCTGGTATGTAGTTCATATCCGCCCCCAGGTAGGCGATAACACGGGGTTCCAGCCACTTGAGCACCCAGTAGGATGCATTCAGCATAATGGAATATCCACAGGCTTGCTGCCCACCAAAATCCGATAGGGCCTCCCCGTATTGATAGGTAACAATTTTATCGGGTGTTTCTTTGGGGAGTTGATCACGCGGACAATCATTTGAGTGCACCACAACATTCCAATAGGGCGCCGCTTGCCATCCATGATTTACGCCAATGATTAGCCATTGATTACTCTCATAGTCATAATCCTTTGATTGAGTTGCTGATTGACCGCTCCCAACCATCAGAACCTTGTCCCTTTGTCCTTTGATTTTTTTGAGACGGTCGATCATATTCATATTGCGTTGGAGAATAAAGAGTTTGGGTTTCATTGCCTCTGCCGTAACAAATTATCTAGCTTGTCCTCAATGTTTTTGAATTTCTCATTGGTGACATCATTTTGTCGCCGCTGTTCATATTGCAGTTCTTTCACGGTATCATCGATATCCTTGGTCCTCTCTTCAATGAAATTGTATTTCTTATTCAGGTTTTGTAATGGCTTTTCCATCTTGATTTCAATTAGCGTTTCTGCCTCGGCACGGGCATAATAATTAACGGCAGCGAACACAAAACCAAATAGGAGGGTCAATGCAGTCACAATAGGCCAATGATCTTTGATGAGGGTTGCGAGATATGTCATTGGTAATGTTCGAACTCCCTTTTGAATTTCTTTCTCAGGATTTCCATGTCTGCCTCGGTTGGTACGATCTTGGGTTTGTCTGATACTGTCTCTATTTTGTAGGGCGGCGGTAGCCCATAGTGCTGATAGACCTCGCTATCCAGATCCTCGGTTCGGTAAATTTTATCGACTATCACATCACCATATTCGTTTGTGAGCCAATAGTATGGGGTCTTCCCTAGCTTTTCGAGAAATTCGCTATAGGTACCCGTATTGTCTTCTCCTATTGCATTTTTGATTCCGGTTTTACGATAGATTGAATTGGTCCAATCAACGGGGTTTCGAATGAAACCTATTTTCTCATAGGTGTTCCATATTTCTCGATCAAGGAGCATTCTGACTTGTCGGGCAGTCCAATGTGCTGAGTTCTGTATGTTATTTATTTTTCGAACAGGGTGATCATAAGGTGTCACATCCTTTTCGATATATTCTACATGAAAGCGCCCGGTACTCATTGTGGCCACAAATGAACTTGAGCCAGTGCCAGGAACTCGAATATAGATCGTTTTGAGTTTATGGTATATTATCATAGTGTGCGAATTCTCTTTTGAATTTTTTGCGAAGTAGTTTCCAATCCCCCTCATTAGGTTCAAATTTTGGTCTTCTCGAAACGCTATGCCTGGAGAACGGCGGCGCTATCCCATAAATCTCAAAGACCTCGCTATCCAGATCCTCGGTGCGAAAAATGTAATTGACCAGCACTTTGCCTTTAGGATCGGTAAACCAGTAGTATGGAGTTTTATCTACACTTTCCAGATAGTGTCGATAACTCCCTTTGTTGTTTTCGCCAATCGATTGTGGAATGCCGGTCTTTCTGAAAATGCTATTGGTCCATGCAACGGGATGTCGTACAAATGCGATCTTTTCATACTCATCCCATATATGCTGGCGGCCAATCTCTTCTAGGTATAGTTTCAATTGATGGGCCGTTCGATGTGAGTTGTCGCTGATGTTATTCATGCCCTGAATTGGTGCCGTTGAAATCTTTATTTGCTCGGGTTCGCCCCACCGCTTGTGCATGTGTGTAATAAATGAACTTGAGGCCGTGCCCGGAACGCGGGTGAAAATGGTTTTAATCGGGTGGTATATCAACATTGTCTATATCTTCGGGGTTGACTTGCTCAAAAGGTAGGCGCGTCTCGGGATCATCCGAGAAATTGTAACAGCGCACATTCATTATATAGGAGAAGTCCTTGAATTTCTTGGCAAAATAATCTGGGTCGCCACCCTCATGTTCAATGATTCTGTCGGGGTCAGGACAGCCGCGCCTCACATCCCGTCCGACTCCATAGATATGGGTGTTTCCGTTTTTGTCGGGTGTGTAGTTCATATCCGCCCCCAGGTAGCCCATGATGTCCGGGTTGAGTTCGTTGGCGATCATATATGAACCTAATAGCATGCTGCCCCGACCAATCGTTTCAGTGCCCTCATATTTTTTAGCCATATATTGGCTATTAATGAAAATGACTTCACCCTGATGGCGAATGGGTTTGACTTTCTCTCGCAGATCAGATGCACAAACAAGCCAGTCCCATTGTTTTTCACATGCCTTCCATCCATGATTAATGGCCACAATTATCCAATCATTGTCCCTGTATGGATAGTCCTTAAATTTCATCGCCGATAAGCCACTCCCGATCAAAAGCAGCTTTTTCTTTGGCTGAATAATGGGTGAATTCTCGGGCGAACTTTTCATCAATGATTTCTTTCTCTGCTGGACGTATCTTGACTTTCTTCCGGCGGGTTTCGTTTTTTCGTTTCGGCCTCAGACCAAACTTGCCAAAAATGTAGGTATCAAGATCCTCTGTTCGGTAAATCGTATCGATCATGACTTTGCCATCGGGATCGGTAAACCAGAAATAGGGGGTTTTATCCAATGTCTCCAAAAACTGAAGAAATGAACCGCCTACCTGTGATGTATTCTCAATACCAATTGATTGCTTGATACTGTTTTTGTTATAGATCGAATTGGCCCAGGCATAGGGGTGGCGTACAAACGCGATCTTTTCATACTCATCCCATACTTTAGGATCGACTAGCTTTTTGTACTGTTGTGCCGTCAGATGCGCTGCATGCATGATGTTGGTCATTTTCTTGACCGGATCGTTTCTGTGTGGGTAGGGGGCATCATACTCATGTTTGTGTTTCAGATCAGAATGAAATGAATTAGAGCCTGTGGCGGGAACAATGATATAGGCTAATTTAATGTCATGGAAGAGATACATCATAATGCTCCAATTCTCGATGGAATTTCTTTTTGATAACTCCAATATCTTCCTGTGTGAATTTTCGTTTCTTTTTGGGGCTGGCGAA